AACATGCGTATCTCTCTACTAAGGAAAATCAGAAGTTTACCTTCAAGAGTGCAGTGCTTGATATTACTATGACAAACACCGGAACTACCAAAATGGAAGTAGACCTCTACGTACTCTCATACTGGGCTATGCCTAAGTTCTTGAGCTTTAACGCTGCCATCGCAGAGGCAGATACAGATACCCCTACTATGAATCCCAATTCAGACGGATTCTTCTCTAATCTAAATCTCAATGCACGCGGTACTACGTTGTTCGACATGCCGAATCTTATTCGCAATGCCTGCTTCACAGTGCAAAAGAAAGTGAAATATTGGATCGATGTTGGCGACACAGCCACATATCAGATACGTGACCCAAGAACACACGTGATTGCGGAACAAATGGTACTCAATAATGGATCCTGGGGAATCCCGGGAAAGACTCAATCAATCTTCATAAATCTCAAACCGGTAGCAGGTGCTCCGGATGAGTGCAAGTTAACCATAGGTGCAACTAGAAAGTATTCATTAAATAGCGTCGATAGCGAAGATGCAGACGGATATTCAAACACATAAAGAAATATATTTAATTTTCCCAGAAAATTGTGTCGATAAGAGGGGGTTCTACACCCCCGCTTGCGGGGGTGTTTAGGTTAGGATTAGGACTAGGGTTAGGAGTATTAGGAAAATCGAGGGAAAGTGCTTCCTGCAAAGCATCGGGACCTGCTAGGTTAGGTATAAACGCACTATTATCAACTGGAGGAATCCAGTTAAAGATCATGTTTTCAACATAAATACGGCGCATAAGACCATCACGTTGTGCAGAGTTAATCCCTTCAAACCAGTCACGCGGATTGACATTGGATGTCACAAAGAAGCGAGTAGCAAGCAAAGGAGTACTATAACCCTTCACCTCAACCATACAAGGATAGCGATCGAACCAAGTAAGAATGTAGCTAATATCAATGCGACCAGTAAACTCATCAATGATGACCGTTGACTCTCCACGATATCCATCCCACCACTTAGTGTTGGGGTTCTTGATGTACACGTCCTTGATGTGTCCAGCCTCGTACCAAGCTCGTCTAGTCTTGCCAATCCCAGACTCTCCCCAGTATACATTGACGCTAATGTTATCTCTGACTGGAGGCTGACAGTTGTCGACTCTGATTCGCTTGATGGCAGAGTAGTTTCTGATAAGGATGTCCTTGGGGATATTCTCAAAGTTCCCGGAGATAGCATCATCGTAGACTCGGTCCCAGTCTGGCTTACGGGCTCTTGAAATGGGCAAGGCTCCATGTTCGAACTGTGTGTCAGGCACACGTGTATCTTCTTTCCAGACATAGTCGTTTGCGGCAGCAGATCGAGACTCCTCGCAGTGCGCTTGAGCGCAGAAGTGTTTCTTGACGGCAGCAAGTCGGAGTTTCTTGGAGAAGACCACAAGTAACTGCCAGTGCAGAAGTCCTGTCTCTCCTCCGCGCTCTTGTTGTCCCTTGACATAGACAAGGTCTCCGTGGATAGTTGGTTCATTAGGATAATGCTCAACTGGAATTGTTAAGAGCCAATAACGAGCTTGTGCAACCATCGCGAAGTGAGCCGCCAGTATTACTTACTAAAAGGCGGCCCACGGCTCACCCCCCCTCGCTTATATAGCCAATGCTTGGTTAGCGGGGCAATTGTCGTTTCGCGTCACCTCCCCGTGTAACCCATTTACCGAATTAGGAAAGACCAAGCATTTTCAAAGTCCGATGCCTCCTTCCAGAAATTATAGAAGGTTAGCCTTCCGAGCAGTCAATGCTGGGCTGAAATATGGACCACGTGCAATGAAGGCCTACAAAGCAGTCAAATCCTTTACTAAGAGACCGACGTCATCGACGGGAGTGACTCAGCATCGTGACTCTACTCAGCAGTACCGCAAAAGGCGGATGCCTAAACGCAAGAAGCGTCAATGGAAGAAATTTGTTAAGAAGGTTCAAGCTGCCAACGAACGTTCGCTTGGAACTAAGACCCTAGTCTTCAATAAAGCAGTAGAAGCTGTCAGCTCAGCTGCAGGAGGACAACAATGGGCAATAGCACACTTGTACGGAAATCATGGAAATGTAGCTACAGAACTCGGATCGGTCGATCTGTATAACATCGTGCAACATGCGTATCTCTCTACTAAGGAAAATCAGAAGTTTACCTTCAAGAGTGCAGTGCTTGATATTACTATGACAAACACCGGAACTACCAAAATGGAAGTAGACCTCTACGTACTCTCATA